TCCAGCTGCTGGTGATTTTGTCACAGCACGTTTTGTCAGCGAGTCGCTGTCAGGCACTCCATCCACAACAGCAAGCACAGAGATCCGCTCTGACCGCACCGCTGGTGGCCAGGTCCAGGTCGGTCTGGAAGTTGGTGGCGACATCAACGGCGAACTGAGTGGTGATCCAGTCCAGACGCAATTCATTCGCGCCGCAATGATGCAGCCCACAGCAGTACCAGCCCTGGTGGTAACCAGTTCGATAGATGTAAATGCGATTGACCGTCGCCTGACATTCGCAGAAGCAAACCAGTTCGTCGCTGGCGACATGATCATGCTCTCGGGTTTTACTGAAGAGAAAAACAACGGCCAGGCGTATGTTGTCTCGGTTGATTCTGTTGGCGCCTCGATCAAGATCGCCAAAGAGACAATCGCAACCGAGACAGGCTCGGCCACCATCACCCGTCCTGAGAAGCTCTCAATCGGCACCACGCCGATCTCACACACTGTCGAGAAGAAATACCTCGACTTGACTGAGAAGTCGATCACCTACACAGGCATGCTGGTGTCCGAGATGATGCTGGAAATGGCCCATGGCAACATCGCCAAGTCCAAGTTCATGTTCATGGGCAATGGCTACACCATGCCGGTCCCTGCCACAACAGACGGTCGCACAATCGCTGACGCAAGCACCGACCAGCCTTATAACGCATCAAGCGACATTGGCCTGGTGATCGTTGACGGCCAAGTCGCTGACTTCTGCATCCAGTCACTTTCGATCACACTGAACAACGGTCTGTCGCCCCAGGTCTGTATGGGCTCGCTTGCGCCTCGCGAGTACTCGCTGGGTGCAGCCACCATCACGGTCAGCGGCTCGACTTACCTGGCCGATGAGAACTGGAGCCTGATGCTCAAGAAAATCAGCCAGGAGCCTGTCTCGATTGGATTCACTGTCAGCAATCAAGACGGCGGGATGACTGTGCTGTTGCATGGCGTACAGCTCACATTCCCTGATGGTGCTGCCGAGGGTCTTGACCAGCAGGTGAGCCTGGCCTTCTCAGGTTCGGCCACAGCGACCGAGACTGGCTACTTCGATATCTACACCTGGTAACCACTTCGGGCGGCGTTTGAGGTGTGTCCCTCACACTCCTTAGGCCTCTCTCGTCGCCCACCTTATTTCTTAAAGGATTTAAATGTCTCTCGAAAAATACAGACTCCCTCTTTGCCTGACTGAAGGCGTGTCGTTCACGCTGGACGATGCTCCTGAAGTGACGATCACGGTCAAGATGCCGATCGCAGCTAATCGCGATTTCATGTTCGCCTGGGCCAAGTTGTTGCCAGTCGGTGCCGATGGAAATATCGCGGCCACGCCGTTCGACATGACGGACGCACAGCGTCGTGCATTCTTTCCTGGTCAGGTCATCAGTGTGAAGGGTGTCGATGCTGCGAATTTCTGGGACGAGTATCCGCTGGCCAAAGAGGAGATCTGGACCAAGGTTCAGAACGCTTTGCCAGGCTACGAGACGAAGTTGGAAGCAGAAGCAAAAAACTGATCAAGGGTTTGACCTGGTCTTTGCAATGGGCAGGGCGTGAGGCGTTTTACGAGACTCTCGCCCGACGAGGCAAGATCAAACCTGAGGATGTGAGGCCAGAGTTTTGCGACGGTGACCATGTGCTGCTCAATTTGTTTTTTGAGCTCAGTACAGCCAGGCAGATCGGGATGGGAATTGGTCCGATACCGATCGGCACTTTCTGGGAGGCGCAGAAGCGTCACCAGTTACCAGATGCGGCGGTGTTGTTGTTGCAGCGATGTGATGTTGAATTTATGAGGGTGACAAGTGCAAGTCGAGCTTCAACTTAAAGTCGGGAATCGATACGTCAAGGGGTCTGCGGTCCCTAAGGAGTTTCTCGACTTCGGCGCGCGTGGGATCCGAGCCTTTGCTTACGCCAAGGGCATGGAGGTTGTCAACGACCAACTCCGCAAGGGTAACGAGCTCGCCGGGTTCTTTGTTGACGGCCGCCGAGGCATTTCACCTGAGATGATGAGAAAGAACTATCGCTGGGAATTCAGCCAGGGCGGCAGCAACATGGTGGCCGCCATCGAAGAGGCCCTCACTCAGCTCGCTGATTTGTCCAACTCATACGGTGCCAGATCAACTGGCAGGATTGCAAGCTCTTGGGCGGTCTACATCAATGGTGCCAAATCATCTCCTGAGGCGGCAGGCAAGGCCAAGCAAGGTGACGACATAAGGATCACAAGCGATGAGGCATACGCAAGGCATTTGGAGGCCGGCAATTGGACGGGCGCGCAGAGTTTGGTTCGACGTCTCAAGCGTGCGAAACGAGTCTCAGAGGGCAAGCAAGCTCGAGCTCGTGTCAGCATCACTAAGCGCGTCGCAAACTCACTGTCAAGAAAATACAAGTCGCTGGTCATCAGCGATGTCTGGTACGAGCAGAATCCATTCGGTTACAGCTTTGGGAAAGACCAACGCTGGCCGGCAATCAAATTCCTGGTGAGGCGCAAATTAAATGGCTAGTGAATCCGAACTTCTAATGCGGGTGACGGTCGAGGCAAGCCAGGCCGTTCGACAGCTTGAACAAGCAAACTCCGCAATCAAGAACGTGCAGAGCAGCGCCCAGGCATCGACCGGCGGGTTCAAGAACATGCAGCGCGGTATTCAGAACACAAGCTATCAGCTCCAGGACTTTATTGTCCAGGTGACTGGCGGTCAGGATGCCTTCAGGGCGTTCGGCCAGCAAGCACCTCAGATGTTGATGGGGTTCGGTGCTGTGGGTGCGGCCATCGGTGTCGTTGCCGCGCTGATTCCTGTTGCTGTGGATGCTTACAAGGCTTTGGCTGATGAGGCCGACGACCTTGCAACTGCTAATAAAAACGCGGAGGCCTCTCTTGGTGATTTGAAAAAATCACTCTCATTTGAAAATAGAAAAAGCATGGACTCCCTGGTTGAGTCCTTCAGAGATGGAGACCAGGCGACACGCGATTGGATAGTCGCTTCTGAGAATCTTAAAGTCTCGCTGGCCCAACTTGCCATCATCGACCTTAGGAAAAGTTTAGTCAACAGCATAAAGGACGGAGTCAAACAGCTCGGAATATTTAAGAGCGCCTGGAACGAGCTTCAAGCATCTATTGATGCATCAAAGGCTGCGGAGGCCAGAGGTGACACCAGTCTGACGGCCGGCTTCAACGTTTCTGACTCAGCTACTCTTTCAAAAGCCTACGGGGTAGACGAGGCCAAAATAACCAGGGTTCAAACGCTGGTAGAAGAAATGAAGCAGGGCAGAGGTGACGCCGCTGCGATTGCTAATGCTTTAAACGATATCACCACAACAGCGACAAAAAATACGACCGAGGTTAGGGCATGGGTTTCCTCCGTTCGCGATGTGGCGAACGGATACGAAAACATTCAGCGATCAATATCCGAGCGTTCTAAGGCGCTCGAGCGGATAAAAAATGGCGATCTGAGAACTACCGGTGATATAAAGAAAGGTGAGGACAAATCGCGCGCTGATTATGAGTACTTCGTCAAGCTCACGATGGATCAGGCTGCTGCTAAGCAAGTACTTACAACCGAAAATGAGAGACTAAATCGTTCAGAGTTCGACGTTGCAGCCTCGATTTACAAGACCACTGATGCGCGAAAAAAGATCATCTCACTCGATGAGGAATACGCTCAAGGAAAATCTCGCCTCAACGAACTTCAATACAACAGCGTTCGCCAGGGGTATGAGGAGCAGGACGAGCTTGAGAAATCTAATCAGGGCCGCACTCTCGCCGTTCAGATGCTTGAGAAAAACGTCACGGCTCTGGAAAAATACAACCAACTAATCGCTCAAGCAAACCAGCTCAACAAAGATGGGGCTCTCTCAGGCGAGGAGCTCACGAAGGTAATGGCCGGCGCGGCAGAGGAATTCTCGCGGCAGAGTCAGTCCATCAGCGGGATCACCACAGCGATTGGCAACGCCTTCTCAGATGCTATCTTGAACGGCAAGTCGTTCAACGATGTGCTCAGTGGTCTGGCCAAGACAATCGCTGAAGTGATTATCAAGACTCAAGTCGTTCTACCGCTGGTCAAGGCGTTAAACCAAGCGGCCGGAAACATTTTCGGACCAGGCACAGGAATAAACGGTGCCTCAGTCAGCGGATCTGGGACATCAGTAACCTATGACAACGGAAACACTGCGACGGCTTACGCCGTATTACCGAACGCAAAAGGTAACGTCTACGACGGCAGCAACGTCATCCCATTTGCTCGAGGCGGGGTAGTTACAAATCCGAAGTTTTTCCCCATGGCCACAGGTCGAGGATTGGTTGGTGAGGCCGGTCCAGAGGCCGTGATGCCGTTGCGTCGCGGTCCAGACGGCAAGCTCGGTGTCGCTGCGGCCACTTCTGGCGGCGGCACACAGGTCAACGTCTACAACCAAAACGGTGGAGAGGTTGAAACAAAAGAGCGCAGCACACCAGGTGGCAGCAAAGTAATTGATATCTATATCAAGAAAGCTGTCGCTGAAGGGATTGCCAGCGGCCAGTTCGACAAGGCGATGGGCTCGACCTACGGCCTACGCAGACAAGGAGCTCGATGATGCCAAACGCTCAATATCCAGCGATATTGCAGGACAACCCGAATTATGACTACTCCGAGACCATGATGGACGGAGTGGTTCGCTCGAACCCTGATGTGGGTCCAAGCATATCTCGTCCAAGGTTTACTCGCACCAGGATCTCGGCCACGATGACCATCTGGGTTGACCGCGCACAATACTTGGCGTTTGTAGATTTCTACAACATCGATCTGTCCCAGGGGACACTGCCATTCGATTGGCTCAAGCCGATCTCTGGTGCTCCAGCGACATTCAAGTTCAAAGCGCCCCCAACCATCACCTCAGTCGGGCCACTGACCTGGGCTGTCGCATGCCAACTGGATGAGGTCTGAAATGGCTTTCTCGCAGAAACTTGTCAAAGCGGCACTCGATCCAAATACGAAAGAGGTATTTCTTTTCCTGCTGACATTCTCAGGCGGCGCAATTCCGACGCCGATTCGCTTAGTCAACAACATTGACAAGATCGTCTCTCGCGGCCAGGAGTACATCGCATTCCCGCTGGAGATCACTTTGCCGTCGGACGACGGTGAGAGCTTGCCGGCCATTGAGATTGTTTGTCAAAACGCATCACTGGAATTGATCGACATCATTCGCGGCAGCGGGACCTTCATCGGAGTG